CGACCAATTACATAAGGTGGCTCAAGAGTTAGCAAACAACTTGGCTATTAGTTACGGTGTTTCACCATCTCAATTTAGAATGACATCTCAAGCAAGTAGTGGTTTCGCATTACAAATGGAAAACCTTAAACTTGATAGATTTACTCTGGAACAACAAGCAGACTTTAAAGTGTATGAACAAGAGTTGTTCGGTATGTTGAAAGTAGTATCTGATTATTATGGTAAACCTATTGGTGATGGTGATATGTCTGTTGACTTCCAAGAACCTAACTATCCATCAAGTGAAGCAGAACAATTAAATATAGACCAATCAGCAATTGATATGGGATTAACTTCGCCACATAAAGTATTGATGCGTAACAATCCAGACTTAACAGAAGAAGATGCTCGTGTTGATGTTGATGATAATATCAATGCTCGTAATGAAATGCTTAATAAGGTTAAGACTGGTGGTTCATTGACTGATACTATGTCAGCACTTGGATTAAATGCCAACGCTTGATGCTATATATACTCAATCTCAAGGCGATATAGATAAGTTCATTCGTCAGTTTGATGGTGAGATAGAAAAGATATTTGAGCGTGTTCAACGCATAGCACAAACTAATCTTGCTGGTATATCAACTAATGATGTATTACAGTATGAGTTTGTTTGGCGTGAATCATTAAAAGAAGCAGGTTATTACACATTAGTTAATGACTTGATTGATACCCAGTTTGATTCAATCTATAAAGGCACATTAGAAGCGTTTGATGCTGGTGGTTTAAAGACTGCTTTCACAGTAGAAGATGCCACAAAGATTCAGATACTTAAACAGATGAAGCGTGATTTCTTTATTAGGCTTGGTGATGATGTTGGCTTATCGGTTAAGCGTGAGTTATACAAGTATGTTATTTCAGATGCTTCGTTAGATACAATGACTGCTGGTATTGCTGAAACATTAACTGGTTCTAACCTTGCTAAGTATTCACAGACTTATGCTCGAACAGCGATTAAAGACTTCCAACAAGAAGTGATTGATTTAAGGGCAGCAGATATTGACGAGGGTGTTTGGGTATATGTGGGCGTTAATGATGGTCGCACTAGACGATTCTGCCGAAATGTATTAAAGCGTAATAGATATTATGACGATAGTGATAAGAGTCGTATAGAAAACGACCAAGATAGGCATTATAACTGCCGTCATAGATTCTATAAAATGAGTATTGAAGAAGCGGAAGATAGTGGGTATAAAGGTAACTAAAACGCCTAATTGGGGCAAGTATCGTAAGCGTATTAAGAACGCTGATACTAAACTGTATTCAATTGCTGAAAGTATTATTGTTGGTATTATTAAACGAACCCAATCTGGTAGAGATAGAAACAAGAAAGCATTTAGAGGTTATTCAAAGGCTTATAGTAAGACTGGTACAGTTAATCTAACTGAAACTGGTACTATGCTTCACGCTATTGATCGTAAGAAGATTGCTGGTGGTGTTAGATTACACTTCCCAAATAGCAATGAAAGTACAAAGGCTTTCGGAAACCAAGTAACTTATAAGCGTAAGTTCTTTGGTTTGGATAAGGCACAGAAAGAAATGTTGAAACAAAAATTAGGCAAATATATTGTAAAAACAACAAGATAGTGTTATTATTAAACTACTTTTTATAAAAAGAGGTAAACTCAAATGGCTGACGAGCAAATTACGGAACAAGTCGAAACTCCTAAGACTGAAAATGAGGTGGTTATATCACAATCTAAACTTGATAAACTAATAGACAAAGGCTTTAGCAAAGGTGCGAACCGAGCAAAGACTGAACTGGCAGACATATTAGGTGTAGATTCAATCGAACAAGCACGAGAGTTAATCAATGCTAAACGTGAAACAGATGAAGCCAACAAGTCCGATTTGGATAAGGCGGCAGAGTTGATTCAAACATTGAATAGTACAATTGATGGCTTGGAAAGTAATAACAAAATGATGGTTGCTGATATGGCAGTCCAGAAAGTTGTTACTGAAAATGGTATCAAAGATGCTGATTACTTCAAACATCTATTAGCACAAGCAAGTGCTACTGATGACTTTGACCAATCAACATTTATTGAACAATTAAAAGGTGATAAACCTTACTTATTTTCTGGTGGTGAAGTACAACCAAAGAAAGTCGATGCGACTTCAAACCGAGCATCTTTAGATGTAGGCGAAAGAGTTAAATCCGCTAAAACTATGGCTGAACTATACGCACTCCAGAATGAATTATAATTTCTTAGGAGAAATAAAATGGCTGTAAATACTAAATCACTACTATCGGATTCGGTAGTAGATTTAATGAATCAAGCGGTTATCGTATCTGGTAACTCTTACAACAAAGTTGATGCTTACGCTACTATTCGTCAAGACGATATGGCTTCATCAATTGCTTTCACTGTATTCTCACGTATGTCGGCGGCAACTACGCCACTAACTGACGGTACTGAAGCAACATCAACAACAATGACTGACACCAAAGTTACTTTAACTATGGCTGAATATGGTGCGGTAATCACTTCAACTAGCTTGGCTAATATTGCTACTGCTGGTAAAGCTGACTTAGCATCTGCTGAATTAGTTGGTGTAAACCTTGGTGAAACAACCGACAAGTTAGGTCTTGCTGCTCTTGAAGCTGGTACTAATACTATCGCTGCTGATACTGCTGGTACTTTAGATAACCTAGACTTACGTGAAGCATATACTGCTTTGGCTAACGCTGGTATCGCTAAGTTCCCAGATGGTCGTTTTGTAGCATTTGTTAATCCAGCTCAAGTATCTGATATTAAAGGTGATTACATTACTATTGCTCAAAACACAGATATTGGTCAAGCGACTTCTGGCATCGTTGGTGCTTTAGAGGGTTTTACTATTGTTGAAGATTCTAATGTTACGGCTGGTACTGCTGTTTGTTTCGGTATGAACGCACTTGGTAAGGCTGTTGCTATGAATCCAATGCTTGTTATTGCTGAGGGTAATGATAATTTAAATAGAAAAATTAACGTAGGTTGGCATGGAATTTTGAAATATGGTGTAATTGACCAAAATGCACTTCGCGTACTAACTGGAGTTTAATGTGAGTAAAGCAGTAAGTAAAAAAGCAGATGCTAAAAAGACTTCTGCTAAATATCAATTGAAAGCACTTCGTGATGGCTCTCACGGCATTGATGGTGGTATCTATACTTATAAAAAGTATGACATCATTACTTTATCTAAGAAAGGACACTTCGATTCTATGAAAGAATTGGCGTGTTTTGACGAGGTATAACAATGGCTTGGGTGCTTAAAAATGCGGACATAATTGCGGCACTACCAATATTGGCTGATCACTATGAAAAGGCTGACAGTGGCTCAACTACAACACTTGTATCTGCCCGTTTAACGGACTTGATTCAAGCAGAGATAGTTGGTGCTACTATTGGCTTTATTACTGGTGATAATGCTGGTGTTGATGCGACTGTTACTTCTTATACTGATTCAACTGGTACATTCGGTTTCGGTGCGGTATCAAATGCGGTGGATTCATCTACTGGGTTTGGTATCGTTTATCTTGATTACACAACTTATATTGATCGTGCTTATGACATTATCAAGAACGAGTTACGTAATAGAGGGTTAGACATTGATTTATTCTTAACAACTGCTCAAGTGAAAGAACTTCATTTGACCAAGTGCTTAGAGTTAATCTGTATGTCTAAACGACAAGATGCTGATACTGATGATATTTATCACGAATCATACTTAGTCTTTAAGGAAAACTACGAAAGTGAGTTGACCACAATAAAGGCTGATTATGATACTGATGAAGATGGTACTATTGATGATTCAGAAGAAAAACTGTCAAATCAAGTGGTATTAGTCAAATGATAAGTCTGCTTAAAACAAAAGGCTATAAATTGACAAAGAATGACACGGTCAATAATCGTGAGTTTCGTGAATCAATCAAATCTTATAGTATTAATGAAGAACGGTCATCATTCGGTGAACAAGTTTATGATTTATTAGAACAGTTTGAATTGTTCTTAGATGAAAGACTTTATACCGATAAGAAGATGAAAGCAATTCTTGATGCGACAAGAGATGAAAGTATTGATGAAGTTACGGTTGATGTTGAACAACAAGAGCGTGGATATTTGATTACATTTACAACAATTAAACAAGGAGTTACATAATGGCAATTATAGGACATACTGGTAGTGTAACAGTGGCTTCTGGTGCTATGGGAAACGCGAAAGCGTGGTCTTTAGACATCAGTCAAGAAACTGCTGACATTACCGACTTCGGTTCATCTGGCTGGAAAGAATCTGCTGCTACGCTTAATGCGTGGTCTGGTTCAATCACAGCAATCTTTGATGCTTCTGGCACAGCAGAGGGTGCGTTACAAACTGGCTTAACCGCTGGTTCAAGCGTTGCTCTTGATTTACAAATGGGTGGTGGTACTGGTTCATACGATAAGTATTCTGGTTCAGCAATCATTACTGGTCAAAGCGTTACTAACGATGTGAATGGTATTGTAGAAGTTACCTTTAATTTTGAGGGTACTGGGGCAGTAACAATCGCATAAGCGAAAACCAACTAAAGGGCTTTAATTAGCCCTTTTTCAATTATGGATAAATTATTAAAAGCATTAGAGAAAGAGTCTAAAGATATTCGTTCGGCTGATATGGTAGTTAATGGAAAGATACATCAAATCTATTATCGCATTATGTCTGGAGATGACCACGCAAGAGCGTTAGAGTTATCAAAGAAAACCAAGAATATTAAAGAAACAGACGGATCAACAACTGAATTAACTTACTATGATGATGATTTACTTCGATGTCACATTATCTATTTCCAGTTACTCGATAAAGACGGCTCTCGTGTTTTTACTGATTTACCTAAAATACAATGGATTAAAGATAACATTACTTAC